AATGGGCGGATATTGTTATCTATGCAACCGCGGGAGATATTACAGAATGGGGGCCTATAGCCCGGGAGGTAAAGGCATGGTTTGCCGGGGAGGTTTACACCTTGACGCTAGAGGAACGCATAACTTATACCGCGCCTAATGGCAACACACTAGACCGCTGGGAGCTTGTCGATAGCGTCGGGAGCGTTTATTTACTAGACGGCCTAACACGCGACACCGCGGAGCTTTATTTTGACATTACCGCGGCAACCGTTGCCGCATAAAAGGGAGACTAAAAACATGACACACCTAGAGACAACACCTGAACACCTAACCGCGGAATTTTGGGCGGAATGTTTAGAGCTTAGGGATTACTTAGTAAACGAGTTAGACGGCCTTATTTTGGGCGTAGGGTTGCAGGAGCCGGTGAGTAGTGCAGACGCGTTTCTAACCTTTTATTTTGCTCCTAATAACGACGCGGGGGGCGTGGCTTTATATAACCTAAAGGCTAAAAAGTGGCTTATCACCGATAAAGACCCGGCGTATTTGGCTAATGTACTAATCGAAATACCAACACTAGGCCGCCCGGCCTTGCAGGTTAGCGCATTACTACGCGGGGCCGTCGAATTGTTAGACACTTTCGAATGAACTGGGGCGCAATACTAAGCACGCTAGGACATGCAATTTTCAAGACTGCCGCCGTAATCTTTTTAGGTGTCGTTTTGGGGGTTTATGTTGTCTTAGCTATAGCCGCGACAATTACGGGCGCGGCATTACAAAAACACTAACGCGGCGGGAACCGCAAAAAAAGAAGGAGTAAAAAACATGCAGTCAATTTTTATAGAGGCGCGCGAATGGTTTGACAAGACGGGCGGGAATTCGTACTTTAGCGCGCGTATTAGCGTCGACGGTGAGATTGTCGGTTATCTGCCGCTACAGTACGGCTATGAGAGCCAGTACGAGTACGAGGCTACTAAGTGGCTATTGGCTAACGGCTACATTGCGGAGCGCGTGGAACCGCTTTGGAGGCTTAGGGAATCGGGAGTTAGCGTTTATAGCGTCAAGTACCCGGCTACTAAGCGCGACGCGGTACGCTTTGGCAAAACATGGCAGGAGGTGGCCGCGTGAACTGGTATACCGTAAGTTATACAACCGGCAACGGAATCAAGACGGAATGGTTAGAGGGTCCCGACGCGGGAACGGTGGCGGCAGAAACGCGCTACACGCTAGAGACGCTTTACAAGCTCCGCCCGGCGGTTATGGTACGCCGCGCCATGCTTAAGGAATGGAACCGCCCGTTAACTATTGGAGGGAATGTTATCCGATGAACACCGACGACAATAAAAAACAAAAGTTAGCCGCAGCCATGGAGATTAATCTACAGCTACAGGCGGCCCGCGACGATAGCAAAATACGGGAGGCCGTCGCCTTAGTTGTCGACGACTTGACGGAATCTAACGCGCACACTATCGCGGCCCTATTGGAGAGCCAATATAAAACGGGTTATGACATGGATAAGGTTATGCGGGCGTATAAGGCGGCCCAATGGGAGCTATTCGGCACCCGCTAAGCAATACGAGAGACGGCCCCGGCGTAATGCTAGGGCCGTTTTTTGTTACCTAATTGTTATCAAACCGACAATAAAAAACACTAGGTAAACCTAGCCAATACCGCTAAACTGGGTTATACCGCGGCGGGAACCGCGCAAAATAAACGGAGGTAATTATCATGGAATCACTAGGTACTAACTGGGAACTTGTAGACCGCGCTATTTTCGCGGAGCTACGCCACGCCGACGCGGACACTATCGCGGCGGAGTATTACGCGGAGGCTATGCGCGACGAATCTAACGACGCGCGCCTTATCACCTTGTACGAGATGGGCCAAAGACTTTTTAGCCACACTTACAACAGTCGCCACGCGCGCGAGGCTTTGTTTATGCAACGCGTTCAGGAGCTATCTAAGGCGGTGGCCTAATGCTTAAGCTAATTCTATTTTCTGCACTAGCGGGCCTATCACTGGGCGCGCTTGACAACATGGCGGACCGTACCGCGGCGGCCCTAATCGGCATAACCCTAACTGGCCTAGCTTTGGCCGTAATCGCAAAGGCGGCCCGCTAATGACTGCACTAACCATTACTTGCGCACTTTGTAGTGTCGTCATGCCACTAGGCGCAGAGCATGACTTAGTTAGCTACGAGCTAGGCTATATTCTGCCATGTTGCCTAACATGCCTTAACAAGACAACCGGACTTAATCACAAGGCGCGCGCCGTCGCCATATAACAACCTGCAACACCTAACGCCCTAGGCCTAACCGCTTAGGGCGTTTAGCTTTACCCGGGACAACCGACACCGACAACCAAAAGAAAACACAACCAACAACCTGCCACGCGCTTAGAGAGCAACCGCGCTAGAGAGCTTAGACACTCGCGCCCTGCCTAACACGATAGAGATAACATAACCGGCCCTAGCTTGACACTGCCACCATAGGCGGCCCGTACACGCCCCAACCGCGGCGAAACCTCCCGGGACTATCGCCCCGCCATAAAACCCAGCCAAAACGCCTTACAAGGCCGTACACCCCGCCCGGATAACCCGGAGGGTGGAGTCAAACCCCAGCAAACACAAGGCTCCGGCACCCCGCACCGCCTGCCGCAAAAATCTTCGGAGTTGGGAGTTTTTGGGTTAGACTGTTTGCATGGCTAATCCTGCGAAACCTGTTGAATTGAAACGCGCTCTTGGTAATCCCGGCAATGGTCCGTTGCCTAAGCCGGGTGAGTTGCCTACTGTGGCTGGTGGTTATGTTGCACCGTTGCGTGAACTGGGTTCTGCTGGTACGCAGTTGTGGGAGGACACTTTTAAGTACGCGCCTTGGATTGCTCGCACTGATGCTGTTCTTTTGCAGTTGACTTGTGAGCAGATTGACCGTCGTGAGCAGATGCGTGAAATGATGGTTGGTTTGGGTCCGGATGATTGGCACATGTTTAAGCAGTTGAATGACATTGAGACGCAGATTGTTTCTAACTTTGGCAAGCTTGGATTTAGCCCTGATTCTCGTAGCCGACTTGGGTTGGCTGAGGTGAAGGCTCAGTCTAAGTTGGAGGAGTTGTTGGCTCGTAAGGCTGAGCGTGGATAACTGCACTCATGATGACGGTAGCCTTGACCGTAGTTTTTGTAAGTGTGGCATGATGCACTTTTTCTGTATTTATTGTGGGGAGCAGCTTGATGAGTGCTGTTAGTGCTTGGCCTCCTGCTTGGTTGACTGAGGATTGGGAGGGTGCGACTGAGGGTCAACTGTTTGGTGATTTTGTTGATGCGTTTGGCATGATTACTAAGGATTCGGTTGCGGGTAAATCTGGTCAACCGTTGGTGTTGCGTGATTGGCAGCGCAAGTTGATGGATAATGTTTTGGCTATTGAGGGTAATGGTTATAAGCATCGCCTTAGTCTGATAGGCCAGCCTCGTAAGAATGGTAAGTCGGCTCTTGGTTCGACGATTGCTTTGTACTCTTTGATTCTTGGCCCTAAGGGTGGCGAAGTTTATTCCTGTGCCGCTGACCGCGACCAAGCGCGTATTGTTTTCGCCGACGCTAAAAGAATGATTGAAGCCAACCCAGAGTTGATGCAGGTTGCGAAACTTTACCGCGACGCTATTGAGATACCAACAACAGGTTCTATCTACCGTGTGCTATCCGCTGAGGCTTTCAGTAAAGAGGGGCTATCCCCTACGATGACCCTTTTTGATGAGCTGCACGCCCAGCCTAATCGCGAACTCTTCGATGTTATGAGCCTTGGTATGGGTGCGCGTGGTCGCATGGCAATGATGGTTGCAATTACCACTGCCGGTGTGAAAACCGACAACACAGGAAAAGACTCCATTGCTTACAGCCTGTACCAGTACGGTCAGAAGGTGGCCCGCGGCGAAGTTGTTGACCCAACATTTTTCATGGCTTGGTGGCAAGCCAATCAGGATGCCGACTACCGCGCGGAAGAAACATGGATTGCGGCTAACCCCGGCTACGGCGATTTGAATGACGCGGAAGACTTTGCGTCGATGGTGCTTCGTACACCAGAGGCTGAGTTCCGCACTAAGCGTTGTAACCAGTGGGTTAGCTCTCAGTCAACTTGGCTACCAGCTGGTGCATGGGATGAACTCGCTGATGAGACTGTGGACATTGACCCTGATGAGGAATACATTCTGGGCTTTGACGGTTCGTTCGCAAACGACTCCACCGCCATTGTTGCAGTATCGATTCCGACAACAGAAGAAGATATCCCAAAGGTCAAACTCATTAAGACTTGGGAAAAGCGGTTTGGTGTTGATGATGACTCTTGGCGTGTAGACATTGATGATGTGTTTGAGACTATTGTTCAGTACACTCAGTCGCATCCTAAAGTCCGTGAGATTGCTTGTGACCCTTACCGTTGGCAGATGGTTATGCAACGCCTGCAAGACATTGGCCTGCCAGTTGTTGAATACTACACAACTAACCTACGCTTGATGATTCCAGCCACAGCTAAAGTGTTTGATGCTGTAACTGAGAAGAAGCTACGCCATGACGGTAACGCTGCCCTATCTCGCCACCTTGACAACTGTGTCCTAAAGGTAGATGCTAAAGGTCCTCGTGTAACAAAAGAATCTAGCCACTCAAAACGCAAGATTGACAATGCTATTGCTTTTATTGTCGCTTATGACCGCGCTACTGCTAGGCTAGAAGAGGAAGAAGTGCTTGTTCCCGGATTTTACTATTAGGCGGTTTGCGTGATTGCAACTATTCTTCAGGGCCTTGGGGCTGCTGTTGTTTCTGTAGGTTTAGGCTTGTGGCTTCCACCAGTAGGTATCGTTACCGCTGGTGTATTCCTAGTTTTGTTTGGTGTGGCATTGGAGCGTAAGTAATGCTTGGTGGATTTTTTGAACAGCGAGCTGTTTCGCCGCTAACTCAGTGGGCGATGGGTGACGACTCTTTTGCAACAACCCAATCTGGAACCATTGTTACCCAAGACAATGTTTTCAAAGTTAACGCTATCTTCTCAGCTGTCAGCCTTATCAGCGACACTGTTGCAACACTTCCAGTTGACTGCTTTATTCGTCGTGATGGTGCGCGTTTTCCTTTCCGCCCAAAACCAACATGGGTGACAAAGCCTGATGTTGACACAACCACTATCGCCTTCTGGTCAGCGAACATTGTTTCGCTGCTACTTGACGGAAACATTTTTACTCGCGTCTTCCGCGACGAGTCAGGCAACATTGTCAACCTTGTAGTACTAAACCCACTGAAGGTTGAAATCAAGCGCAACGGCCTTGGCCGTGTCATGTACCAGTACGACGGTTCAGCAAAGCTACTGTCATCTGACGAAATCATTCACATCCCAGATGTTGTCAAGCCGGGTGAACTTCGTGGCGTATCCCGCGTAGAAGCACTAAAAGACAACTTCGGTCTAGCAATCGCACTAGAGTCTTACGCTGCCCGTTTCTTTGGTCAGGGTGCAACCTCACAAGGCGTTATCGAGTTCCCGGGCAACCTAACCCCAGACCAAGCAAAGAACTTGGTTGACGGTTTCGATTCACGCCACAAAGGTTTCCGCAAAGCACACAAAACAGGTGTCCTATTCGGTGGAGCAAAGTATGTCAAAACAACTGTTGACAACGACGCTGCACAGTTCATTGATTCACGCCGCCTAGCAGTAGAAGATGTCGCTCGCGCGTTCAACATCCCAACACACCTGCTTGGACTTCCGGGAACCAACACCTACTCATCAGTGGAACAAAACAACATTGCTTTCGTTGTCCACACACTGCGCCCAATCGTACAGAAACTAGAATCCGGCTACAGCGTTCTTCTAAACACTGTTCCGGGTGGCGAACAAGCTTTCCTAAAGTTCAACATGGATGGTCTACTACGCGCAGATGTTCAATCACGCATGGCAGCCTACTCAGTTGGTCTACAGTCCGGTTTCCTAACCATCAACGATGTACGCCGCTTAGAAGACCTAACACCACAAAACGATGTATCAGCCGAACAAGTTCGTGTACCACTAGCCAATGTCAACATTTCAGCAGCTGGCCTAACCGAACAAGAAGGCAAAGTGGCAATGGCTCAGAAACTCATCACCGTTGGTTTCGACCCTGCATCAACACTTGCAGCACTTGGCCTACCAAGCATCGACCACACTGGTCTACCTTCACAGCAGTTGCAGTCTGTTGCACAGATTGACCCTGAGAACCCTGAGACTGTTTACGGGGTCTAATGTCCAGAATTAGTTCAGGCACATTGATGGTCGGCACCACAGCAGTACAAATCGACGGCAACTCAGTCCAACCATGCCACATACACATTCGCAACAACGAATCAACAAAGACTCTATTCGTAGGCAACTCCAATGTCACCATCGCCAATGGCCTACCAATAGCAAAAGAAACCACCATTGATTTCACCCTTCCACCGGGCGAATCATTACACATGGTAAGCGACTCAGGCAGTCACAGCGTCTCATGGTTAAGGATTACCGAATAATGCCATACTTCATTGAAAAAGATAACGAAGCTTGTAAATCAGGCTGGGCTGTCACAGGACCAACAGGAACAGTTCACGGCTGCCACACCACCAAAGCCTCAGCCATCAAACAAGCAGTCGCCATTTCTATCTCCACTGATGAGCCTTTCGCTGGCGAACGCGCCGCAGTAGGCGAACTTAATGTTGGCGACTATGTCACATGGAACGAAGAAGACCCTGCCGCTATCGGTGAAATCGAAATCGTCGTCAACACCCTAGCCGCCATGCGCGTCTACGAAGAAGAAGACGGAATCTACAAACCAACCGAAAACTTGGTTATGGTAAACATTCTTAAACTGAAGCGCATCCCACGCCCAGAGATGGTTGCTGAAAAAATTTCCGACGAGGTTGCTGAGCCGCAGGAACCAGCGGACATGGCAGACGAACTAATTATGGATGACCGCGCGGTTGATTTGACTCCACCAGCATTTATGCGTGCAGCAGCCCGCCGCGGACTAGCCCTTTACGAAGAAGGTAAGGGTGGCGACGGACTTGTTGATGCAACTATCCGTGAAGCTCGCGCAATGGTTGCCGGTAATGTCACCGCTGACAAGTGGGTGCGTATCGCTGCTTGGATTGCCCGTCACATGCCAGACTTGGATGCACCAAAAAACAGTGACAGTTCAGACCCTGAGTATCCGGGTCCCGGACTTGTAGCACACCTACTGTGGGGTTCCGGTCCAAGTAAGCGCCGCGCACAACGCGCAATGGCATACGCGGAAAGAATTGTTGCTAGGCTAGAAGCCGAAAGCGAACGAGGAAGTAACTTGACTAAAGAACAAAGAATTAACACCGCAAATTTTGAGGTCCGTCAATCTGGCGATGGCATGACCTTCTCAGGTTATGCTGCGGTTTGGAACAGCCCAAGCGAACCACTACCATTTATTGAGCGAATCCAGTCAGGTGCTTTTCGTAAGACCTTGCAAAGCCGCAATGAAATTAAACTTTTGTGGAACCACGACTCGTCACAGATTCTTGGCTCTCTTCGCGCAGGTACTTTGCGTTTGACTGAAGATGCTTACGGTTTGAAAGTTGAAGCTGACTTGCCTGATACTCAGTTGGGGCGCGATACTGCAACTCTTCTGCGTCGTGGCGATGTCAATGCTATGTCGTTTGGTTTCTCAGTTCCTAAGGGCGGCGACAGTTGGAACGCAGATGGTACTGAGCGCACTCTTAAGTCTGTTCGTTTGTTCGAAGTGTCAATCGTGGGCAGCCCGGCGTACAGCGCAACAGCAGGAACCGCAACTGTTCGCTCATTTGACAAATTGGCTTTGCGTTCTCAGGTAGATGAAGATACTCTAAGTGATGTCATGTTGAAGCTAGAGGAAGGTCAAGATTTGACTCCGGAAGAAGCGGCCATCATCTCTGAGGCTGTAAATGCCCTAACACCTAAGGTTGAAGAGCCAGTTGTTGAACCTGAAGCAACTGTCGAGGAACTTGAGGCTAACCTGCTAGAGTTGAAGCGTAAGCAGCTTGAGCTAATTAAGAAGAAGGTTTTGTAATGGCTACTAAAGAACAAATCAAGAAGGCAATCCTAGATGTTGCAGGAAACCCTGAATCTGGTGTTGTTGCTGAATTTGCTGATGCTTGGGCTGATGCAATCGTTGAAATTGACTCGCCTCGTGCAGCTGCACCGGCTAAAGAAGTTAGAGTTGTCAACGCAGTAGAAACTCGCTAGTATAAGTCTTACCCTTCCGGCAGGTTGTGTTCCCGCATCCTTCGTATCCCTGCCGGGAGGGTTTTTCCTTACCCTCATGGTATTTATGTACAAATGTCTTGTAGGATTGTTACAACAGTTGAGTGTTAGCACCGCTGGGTTTGTCTGCGTCAGCGCGGCAAGTTTCTATCAACCTTTATTTAGGAGACAACATGTCTGATTTCATCAAAGTTCAGGCTGAAGCTCGTGCAAAGGCTTGGGAGCAGGCAAAGGCCCTTTTGGACCACGCAGCCGCCGAGTCACGCGACCTTTCAGCAGCAGAAGCTGAGCAGTTTGACCGCATCAACGCGGACATTGACCAGCGTTCAGCACTAATCGAGTCTGTTCGTGCAGCAGAAGAGCGTGAAGCTCGTGCAGCCGAAGCAGCAAAGGGTTTCGAAGTTCGCAACGAAGTTCGTGGCGACGAAGACATCCTTCGTTCAATAGCAATGGGTGAGACTCGCTCACACACATTCGAAAAGCGTACCCTTGTACCATCTGACAACACTGTTCCAAAGTCATTCTATGACGAGGTATTTGCTGTTGCTCGCCTAGTTGGTCCAATGCTAGATGTTGCACAGGTTATCAACACCACTTCAGGTGAGAATCTAACCATCCCGACTCTAACCGCATACTCAACCGCAACCATCAAGGCTGCGTCTTCAGCTATTGCAGAGTCTGACCCAACCTACTCAAGCATCACTCTTGGCGCTTACAAGTACTCATTCCTAGTTCCAGTAGCGAACGAACTTCTAACAGATGCAGGTTTCAACCTACAGGCATCTCTTGCTGAAGAAATCGGTAACGCAATCGGTTACGCAGTTAACGCTGGCCTAACCACTGGTACTGGAACCGTACAGCCTACTGGTGTTGTAACTGCTGCTGGCTCAGGTATCACTGGTGGAACTGGTGTTGCTGGTGCTTTCACAGCTGACAACCTAATCGACCTACAGTACTCACTAGATGGTGCTGCTCGTCGTCTACCGGGTGTTGCTTACATGGCTGCTGGTTCATCAATCGGCGCAATGCGCAAGTTGAAGGACACCGCAGGTAACTACCTATACACCGTGAATGTTGGTCAGCCTGACAACTTCGCTGGTTACGCAGTAGTGGAGAACCCGGCAATGGCCGCAGCTGCCACATCTGCGAAGAGCGTGGTCTTCGGACACTTGCCTTCATACAAGGCTCGTGTTGCTGGCGGTCTACAGATTGCTCAGTCAAGCGACTACGGTTTCAACACCGACACCACTTGGTACCGCGCGACACTTCGTGTTGACGGTAACTTGACCCACGCTGGTCACATCAAGTACTTCGCGGGTGCATCTAGCTAATCCCTCGAAATAGACGGAACCCCCGGTGCTTGCAGGTTTGCACCGGGGGTTCTTTTTACTCTAGTATGTGAGTATGAAACCTGCAAAGAAAATTGACGCTATTGTAAGCGTTTGGTCTAACTCTCCGGGACAACCTACAGGATACGGGCAGCAATGCGGGTATTTGGTTGACCGACTTAAGCGTGACGGTGCAGAAGTTGCCGCTTTGTCTAACTATGGGCTTGAGGGCAACAACGGAATTTACGAATCACCTTACGGCCCAGTGCCACACTACGCTCGTGGCTTTGATGGTTACTCTCAAGATGTTATGCCGGTACATCACAAACATTGGGTGTCGAAGCATAAAGGTAAAACTGTAAAAGATTTTATTATCACACTTTATGATGTTTGGGTGCTAAGGAACCCGGCACTCGATGACATCAAGGTTGCTTCTTGGACTCCAATGGACCACACAACTATTCCACCTAGGGTTGCCGCATGGATTAAAAAAGATAATGTTGTCCCGATTGCTATGGCTCCTAATGGTGTGCGTTTGATGGAGCAGGCCGGTATTGAGTGCGAGTATGTGCCGCATGGTATTGATACGAGTGTTTATAAGCCAACTGATGTGGTTGGTGGGCAGCCTGTGCGTGAGTTTATGGGTTTGACTGATGACCAGTTCCTTGTAGGTATGGTTGGAGCGAATAAGGCTAATGGTTCGATTCACCGTAAAGCTTATGGTGAGAACTTTTTAGCGTTTGCTTTGTTTGTGAAACAGCACCCTGATGCGGTGTTGTATGTTCATGCTGACCCTAGTGCTGCTTTGGGTGGGTTTAATTTGATGGATTTGGCTACTTATTGTGGTATTCCAAAAGATAACCTTATTTTCCCTAATCAGATTGATTTGCGGTATGGGTTTGAGCAGGCTGACATGGCAGCGTTTTACTCGGCTATGGATGTTTTGTTGGCTCCGTCTTATGGTGAGGGTTTTGGTATTCCTACTGTTGAGGCGCAGGTTTGTGGTACTCGTGTGATTGGTTCTAATTGGGCTGCTACACCTGATTTAGTTTCTGAGGATTGTTGGTTGGTGGATGGTCAACCGTTCTGGGATGAGGCTCAGAAGTCTTGGTTTACTATTCCTAGTGTCCCGAGTATTGTGAAGGCTCTTGAGTCCGCGTACGAGGCTCCTAGGGGCGTTTCTGAGGCTTCTGTGGAGTTCGCTAAACAGTTCGATGTTGAAACTGTTTGGGAGAAGCACTGGTTGCCTGTTCTACAGAAACTATCAAAGTGATACCAGTTTTAGGTTTTTGCACGCTTAAACGCTTTGATTTAGCAGATAGGTTGCTTGCCAGCATAGATTATCCGGTAGAACACCTTGTAATTGTTGATAATTCTGGTTTACAGACTTGGAATCCAGTTGTTCCGCAGTTTGTGAAGAACATGTGGCTCATTCGGGTGCCTTTTGGCCTTGGTTTAGTCGGTGCATGGAACCTAATCATCAAATCAACACCTTACGCACCCTCTTGGTTGCTTGTAAACGACGATGCGTGGTTTGAACCGGGCGCTTTGGAGATTATTGCTAAAGAAACCGACACAAAAGCAATAAATTTTGTACAAATCGGCACAAAATGGTCATGCGTAGTGTTTGGTGAGGGCATGATTGAAAAAGTTGGATTATACGACGAGAACTTCTATCCTTTATACTTCGATGACAACGACTTGGAACGCCGGATAGACTTCCATGAAGTTCCCAAGAACTTTATTAAGGCAGTGGTGCATCATGAGAACAGTTCTACACTCAATAGTGGCTTTAAAGAACAGAATAACCGAACTTATTTGGCCAACCAACAACGATTTACTCGCAAAGGCGTTTCTGGTGACATGTCAGCCGGAGAGTGGAGCTTGCGAGTGCGAAGGAACAACCGATGGGATTGACCATCCCTGAAAAACTGCTATAATTCCATTATGGTTATAATACGAACTCATGGAGTTGGCGGATACAACGCTGGATGCAGATGCGACATTTGCAGAGAAGCTCGCTCAATCAAAAGAAAACAATACCAAAGCGAAGAATCTAAACTAAGGCAAAAAGAGTATAAAAAGTTAGTTAATTCTTTGCCCGAAAATAAAAAACGCAAATCTGAGTATGACAGGGAGCGTCATCAGAAAAAATACGATTCAGAGACTTGGCGTTGGCGTAACATCCTTAGAAAATACAAACTTACAAAACACCAATATGAAGAACTATTAATTAAGCAAAACGGTGTCTGCGCGATATGTCATAAAAAGCCCAATAGAAGTTATTTATCAGTGGACCACGACCATGCTTGTTGTTCGGGGGTAAAAACTTGTGGTAAGTGTGTGCGTGGATTGCTATGTCAATCATGCAATTCATTTTTAGGTAGAGTCAATGATGACTTAACAACAGTTAATGCGTATCTTGTGCGATACGCTGAGAAAAGAGGTGATGCCCATGCTTAAGGTTTATACCGGAGGCACATTTTGACCTGTTTCACGCGAACCATGTTAGGTTTTTAGAAAAATGCGCTCAATTAGGCTCTGTGACTGTTTCTCTGAATACCGACGAATTTATTCAGGCTTATAAAGGGAGGCCACCTGTTGTTCCTTATGAGGAGCGTGCAGCTGTGCTTTTGGGCTGCCGCTATGTATCTGCTGTTGTCCCTAACATGGGGGGTCATGACTCTCGTACTGCTATTGAGCTGGTCAAACCTAACCTGATTGTTGTTGGCTCTGACTGGGCTAGACGCGACTATTATGCCCAGATGGGTTTCGACCAAGACTGGTTGGATGAGCGCGGCATTGGCATGTGCTATGTGCCTTATGGCAAGGGCGTATCTTCAACACAAATCAAAGAGCGTATGCGTTTCGCGCTAAAATAGAAGTAACCTAGGAGACAAATGATTACTAACGGATACATTACGCTCAACGAGCTTAAAGCTGCTCTGCGTATCCCAACCGCTGACACTGTTGACGATTCACTGCTTGAAAAAGCTGTCAACTCGGCTTCACGACTTATTGACGGTTACGCAAACCGTTACTTTTACAACGGTGGCACAGCAACTCGTGTTTTTGCCCCACAGGACAGTTTCGTTGTTGAAATTGATGACTTGCAATCTTTAACAACTTTGGTGACTTCTTCTGAGGGTATAACCTATGACACAACTTGGGCTGCTGACGATTACCAGTTGGAGCCGCTGAATGGCCTCGTAGACGGCCTCACAACCCCGTACACGCGACTTCGCGCCGTGGGTGACTACACATTCCTTGAGATGGGTGGCGAGGCCACAGTGCGCATCACAGGCGTTTGGGGTTACACTTCAGTTCCTGACGCAATCTCACAAGCATGTGTAATCCAAGCTGAACGCATCTTCAAACGACTTGACTCACCACTTGGTGTCGCTGGTTTCGGTGACATGGGTGTGGTTCGTGTAACCTCACGACTAGATTCCGATGTTGCCCAGTTGGTTGAACCATACCGAAAGATTCGATTCGCATAATGGCATCTATTGGCGAACTTCGTGATGGCATAGCAACAAACCTTGCCACAATAACAGGTCTGCGCACCTCTGACACAATGCCAGACAACCCGTCACCACCAATCGCGGTAGTGTCACTGTCAAGCGTCGAATACGACCAGACTTTCCAACGCGGCATGACTTTGTACACATTTGATGTCACAGTTATTGTTTCCCGCGCAGATGCTCGCAACGCTCAGAACTATCTTGACGCTTATTGTTCCTCCACAGGGGCTAATTCTGTCAAACTTGCGATAGAATCAGATAAGACACTCAATGGCAAAGCCTTTGACCTGCGGGTGACTCAGTTAAGCAGCTACGGCTCTTTAACTGTCAACGACACAACATATTTAGCAGCTGAATTTAGTATCAGTTGCTATGCAAGCTAGGAGAAAACTGTGGCGAAATTTGTAGCTACCGATGTGACTGTAACCCTAAACGGTACAGCAATCTCATCAAACCTTAACTCAGTGGAACTAAACATTTCATCTGACGAAATCGACACCACCACTTTTGGTACCTCAGGTTGGAAGACCGTTGTAGGTGGCCTAAAGTCAGGTACCCTTCGTCTTGACTTCATGCAAGACTTTGGTGCTGGCGGTATCGACGCACTATTGTTCCCTCTACTTAACACTGTTGGTACAGTAGTTATCAAGCCAACCTCAAGCACTGTATCGGCCACAAACCCTACATACACTGCTTCTGTTTTGGTTAACAACTATGTACCATTCAGCAGCTCAGTCGGCGATTTGGCTTCGTTCTCGGTAACACTACCGACAACAGGCGAAATCACCCGCGCAACTGCATAATCAAACTAAGGAATAACTAATGAAAATAAACCTGCGAGTCACCTACAACAGTGGCTCTTCTGAAGAAGTTGTTTGCTCAGCGATTGATTTGGTGAAGTTCGAACAGAAGTTCGATTTGTCTGTTACTCGTCTTGAAAAAGAGATGAAGCTGACTCACCTGCTATTTCTGGCTCACGCAAGCCTTTTCCGTCAAGGTAAGACAAAAGCTGACTTTGATGGTTGGATGGAAACCGTTTCATCGATAGATGCTTCGGGTACTGACCCAAAATAAAGGGCCTCGGCGAATCTTCAACACATTGGTATATCGCTTCCCTAGCTTGTGAAACTGGTATCGCTCCAAGCGTTCTGATGCAGGAATCTGACAGGATGAT